TCAATTTGTACATAACTATATTCCGAGTCATATCCAATTTGACCTGGAATAACCATAGAACCTTCTTTGAAGAAGTGTTTTCCAAACTTTTCAACTTGATTTTGTAAAATTGATTGAAGAGTTGTTAATTCTCTTGCTTGAATTGGAGTTCCTGGTTTGAATAAAACTCTTTGATAACTTTTTTTATCGTCAAAGTCATCAAAGTATGGAGATACGTTTAGGTTAGTATTCTGTGGCATTTTTCTTTAGAACTCCAAAACGATTTTAATATCTTCTTTTTGACTTGCTGATCTTGGTATTGGTGGTCTGTTGTCAATATAAATGATTTCACCAGATTTTTTATTGTATTCTGCAGATGCAATACCAGAAACAAAGTTGCTTCCCAGTTGATATGTCCTACTATTTATTACGGTACTAATACCAGTAAATGAAGTATCAATACTCAGTGATGTTCCAGAAGCAGCACCATTTATTACCAATGATGAACCAGTAGAACTAAAGTTATTAATTTTATATCCAACACCAACTGTTGCTAGTCCAACTGATTGATAATATTTCAAAACACCTGTTACATTATTCCAAGAAGCAACAAATCCAATTGCGGTGGTTCCAGTACTAACTGTTTGAGTGATTGTAGAATCAACTGCATAAGTTGTTAAAGTTGTAGCAACACCAGTCAATTTTAATGCTTTCAAAGCACTCACTTCTGCTATATCTAATGGTTCAACATCACTTGTTGTTTTTGTTGGATTTTTGATAATTCCAATTCTAGCAAAATCATTTCCAATAATAGTATCAGGATTTGTCTCATCTGTATTATAACGAGAATAAACTAAAACTCTATAAGCACCTAGTTCTCTATAAATATCATATCCATGACCTCCTTTTGGTGGAATAATTACATCAAATTTAGCAATTGTCCCAGTATTTACTAATTCGTCTGGAATTCCTGGTGCTCCTGGTTCAAATTGAATAATTCCTTTAGTGTATCCAGTTCCACCATCAGTCACATAAGCATCTGAAACTTTTCCAAAAGAATCAACAACAACAGTTGCCTTTCCTCCAGTTCCGTCACCAAGAATTGGAATATTTGTAAATGTATTTGAGATTGGGGCATACCCAGAACCTCTATTAGTTGTGGTTAAAATTTGTACTCTTCCATTGATAGCATTATTTTTAGTCGAAATACTTTCTCCAATTGTTCCCCAATCTTCTGGAACTGGAATGAATTCAATAGAATCAAATTTTACAATTTCGGATGGTTTGATGGTATAAAGATATTTCCAAATATAACCATCACCACTTGTTCCTGCGGGTCTTGGTTCTAAATCCACAAAATCTGGTTGATCTACTGATGGTTTTCCTTTTAAATTTTCTGGATCTGTTCCATTCTGTAAACAAATATAAACTCTCAAATCTTCATTAATTACATAATAGTTTGCATCATATAATGATGGGGAGTTTGTGATTGGGGATAAATTATAAATTGTATAATCATGTCTATACATTTCATAAGTAGTACCATTTTCCCAAGTTTTTTTTCTCACCATTCTTCTAACGTCACTTCCAGTGACTTTTTTCATAGAAATGATAGTTTCTTTTATTTCATCTTCTTCTTTGAAACCATCCAATGGGGGCAATCCTTCACCCCAAGATGACGAACCATTTGCTTGAGAATTTAAAGCATTTGGTTGCCCTATAAAAGTATAATAAGTATTGAATGTATTTCCAACACCAACAAGACTTTTTATAAAAGTCTCGGCATTCATTATTCTGAATTGATCTGATATAATTGCAGGCATTTTAATCTTATACTTTTTTTTATATTTATTACTAAATCAAACCACGAGTTCTGTAAACTTCTGCTGCTGTAGATAATCCAGTCAATCCATTATTTGTATTTACAATAAAGTCTTTTGGATTTTCTCTTGCTCTATTTTGATAATCATATATTTTTCCCCAAGTATATCTTCCATAAAATGTATTAATACCAATATTTAATGTGGGAACAGAAACAAAATCACATCTTACAGTTACTATTCCAGATGATGGAGTTGAAACATTTTCTACTCTATAAAGACCATCAATAAATGAAGTTGATGTTCCAACTCTAATTCCAGTAGTAGTTGTTATTCCTGTTAAAGCATAACCAGAAGTTACATTGCTGTCATAAATTACAAAATAATCACCTTGTTCCAACTGACTATATGTTACACCAAACTTATCAAGTGATGAATATCCAATACCAAGATTGGTATTGTCATAAGTTTCTGATTTTAATTTAAATTCTAAAGAAGATGCTCCAACTCCTATAGTATTAATACCAACAATAGTTCCAAAATCACCTTTTGCTTTTATTGAATAAACTTTTTCCCTATTTGGTTTTGGACTTTCAAAAATAACAGGAGGAATATTTGTTTGTGAGTAACCAAATCCACCATTTGTGATTGTTACTGAAGTTACAATACCGTTCGAAGTTGAAGACGTTGCTGTTGCTCTATTATAAATTGGTTCCGAATATATAACTGTTGCACCAGATCCAACTGCAATATATCTTCCATCATAACTTAATGACGGAACAAAAATTAAATCTTTAATCGCATTCAATTGATTTGTTGACCTTTGTTCCCAATTTGATAGATCTAATGAATAATATAAATTTCCATTACCATCCAATACAACATAAACACCATCATAGTAGTTTATATTTGTTAAATTATTTGTGGTATTTGTATTTTGTGAAGACCAAATTATTCCATTTACTGAAGTTATTATTTTTCCACTATTCCCCACTGCAACAAATTTGGACCCATCCCATATGACTTTATTTAAATTTTGTGTTAAATTTGAGGGTTTTGATTCACTATTGACACTATTCCAATTGTTTGCAGTAGTATTAGAATAATAGATTATCCCATCATCTCCAACTGCAACAAAAGTATTACTATTGTTTGTGACTGAATTTAGATTTTTTTTATTATTTTTATTTTTTTCAAAGAATTCTGTTGTTCCAATTCCAACTGCAGTAAAAATTGGAGATATATTGCTACTTGAAGTTTTACCAACGGCAACAAAAATGTTGTTAAATTGCGAATATGCAATATCTTTGAATTCGCCATTATACGTACTGTCAATATCTACCGATGTCTGTTGTTCATTTGCTTCACTAATTCTATCAATTAATTTACATTCTACCCAAGTAGATAATCCAGTCCCAATCCCTGTTGCTCTTATGATTTTTCCAGTTTGACCTACAGCAACATAAGTATTTGTTCCTGCAGATGATACAGAATTAAATGCTATTGAATTACCATATCCAACATTACTATTAGACCAAGAAATTCCATCTACACTCTTAACTAAAAGACTACTTGTTCCAACACCAACAAAAATATTTCCATAAGTGATTGATTTTATTTCATAATTTGTAGTTATTCCAGAAGTTCCTTTCCAATTATAAATTGGATCCTTTCTTGTTATGAACGCAGAAGAAATTGTAACCGATGGATTTGTGATTTGATACCCAAAACCAGAATTTATAATTGCAATACTCGAAACAGTTGATGCCACAGAAACACTAGCAATTACATATGCGGAATCGACTGTTCTATTATCAAGAACAATAATATCTCTTAGTTCTTCTAATAATCCTCTACCAACATCTTCCATGAATAATGGAAATGCATTATTTACATATATTGTAGTATCATTTTTTTCAACTGATTTGATGATTTTTGTTGTTGGTGTATTTCTTGATTTCAAATCGGGTCTTCCTTTTGAATACAAAACACCATTAATAATTCTATCTCTTGTTTGTTTGGTCCATCTAAGAGGTCTTGCTTTTTTTGAATCAGTATTAATTCCAAGACTATCATAAGGAAATGTATCAAATATATCTTCAGAAACAATTTTCTTCACCACACGTTCAAACTGTTCTCTATCATATGGATCTGATATATTTTCTCCAATTTGAATCGAGTCACCTTCTTTAATTGTTCTTGGTGGATCTATTATTTCTACATCCAAATCTGACCCTCTATAATATAAAATTAAACATTTTGAATTTGTTTTTGGTGCTTCACTAAAAATTATTTGTGATCCAATTATATTATAAGATTCTCCTGGTTTTTGTAAAATATCGTTTATAAAGATAAAAAAGTTATTATTTTTATTTAAATCCGAACCTGGAATTGTTCTTACTGAAAATGTATCCGTTTTGCCAAGAGTTGTAACAGTCAATAAGAATTTACGTTTTTTTCCAGTAAAAAATGGTGCAAGACTGTTAATTCTAACAAATTGTCCTAGATAAAAACCACCAAATTTATCTGTAAATGTTTCCAATACTGTCATTCTAAATTCACTAAATCCTACTCCAACTAATGGATTTGTAGTAATACCAACAACTTTTAATACTTCGCCAACTTTATAACCATATCCAGGATCATCTAAATTAAACCCAGTAATACTAGAACCATTACTTACAATCACAGAGATCTTTGCTCCTTCTCCAACACCACTAGAACCACCAGTATAAGCAACACCAAGATTGCTATAATTTGGGGGAATTGGTATGTTGATTGTTGGTTTTGCAGCAGTTGTATAACCAGTTCCTGCATTTACTATAGTTAATGAGGTTACTGTCCCCCCAGAACCGATTGAAGAAGTAATCGTAGCTCCACTTCCAATTGTAGAAGCAATACTAATTACTGGAGCAATCCTATAACCACTTCCAGCACCAGTTAAGTAAATATTTGATATTGTGCCAGCA